AATCCAGCAAGTGAGTTGCGTCATGTAGCTGTAGGCTATAGGCCAACCAACTGCCCACATCTAAAAGAAGCAGAATTACCATCATTTTTAAAACTACTGAAAGAACAAGATTTACGTTTGCAAATAAAAACAGCATTGATGCTCCAAATAAGAGTATTACCTAGACCCGGTATGGTTAGGTTTGCTACATGGGATGAAATAGATTTAGATAGTGCTTTATGGACTGTTCCAGCACATAAAATGAAAATGGGGTTTGAATACACCACTTCACTACCTAAGCAGTCAGTACTAGAACTGGCTCGGCTGAAAGCCAGGCCAGTTCTAGTACGTGAACATGCTAATAATAATTACGTATTTAAATCATTTAGAAAAGGTTCTGCTGGTTATATGTCAGAGAACACACTAAGACTAGTAATTAAAACTATGGGGTATGAGAATAAAGTAGTACCACATGGTTTCAGACATACTGGTTCTACAATACTTAGAGAGCATAACTGGAATAAAGATTTAGTAGAGACCCAATTAGCACATAGAGAAGCAGGAATAGCAGGAATATATAATAAAGCAACTTATCTGCACCAAAGAACCGAAATGGTTCAATGGTACAGTGATTACATAGATAACTTAGCTAGTAGCTAGTTGTTCTTTCTTTTTAGTTAATCTATCTAAACCATCTTGATAGAGTTGATCGCTGTAGGTATATACTTCTGATAAACGGAACAGTACTTTACTAATAGTTCCATCACCGGATGGTACTCCCAATGGGCACCGGTTATCCTCTTTACGTAGACGATCAAACTTAGGAATGCTCATACCTAGTATTTTGGCTGCTTCTTCCTTGGTTACTAAGCAATGGGCAGGATCAAACGACATTTCATTATTATTCATATTTAGTTATACACGCTGTTTGAGTACGCAGGAGTCTACAAAATTATTTAAGAAGTTTCAGCTATTTGTGATGACATTCTCAATTCGGTCACCATAGACCAGAACCGTTTAGCCATATCACTATCAATATCTGGATAGGGTATGGCATCTATAAGCGTTCTGGTGCTCTTGATAGCCATAGAAGGTTCACCTGACTTCGTACAGTAGTAAGCTACGAAGTCATTAGGATAGTCCTCCTGAAAGCAGATAAGCGTAGTGCCCATCTGATAATAGATACGAAGGAAGCCTTCATGTATTCCTGAGAATTTTACTTTACGATTGATTAGCATTATCTGTAGCAGCCGTAGTTAATAATTCATTTAGAGCGTTAATAACACCAATAGAATTTCCAGAAATAGTTAGTTCATTTACCTCTATATGTTTAGAATTATCATCTTTTTTACAGTTAATAATAAGCGCTTCGATTGAAATAGACATTTCAGTATTTTCGTTAAACGTTGGTTGTATGTTCATTTTGTTATTTCTCTTTTAAGTATTTATTTTTACCCTTAATAGCTACTTGTTTAATTACTTTAGGAGTAGCATTATTAGGTATGGTTATTGGTTGTGCCCAAGATTCATAATGAATATCAAGTTCAGCACCTAGCTTCACTTCATCATGTTGAATTTCAGGTAGTTCTTGCCATGACATACATTCAACTAATTCACGGTTAACCCATTCAATGACTTCTAGGTTATCTCTAATTAAGAAATAACAAGCATCATGTATTTGAGCTATTGGGAGAATATCTAGTTTATATTTAGAAGCCCATACTCTTTGCATGAAAGCATTAGCAGCTCTACTATTAAGTAAGCAGTAAGATTGACCTAACATATTGCCAGCACTCCTACCTTCAGCCTCTGCTTCAAATGGAGTGGCTCTATTACCTCTTATGGTTTTAGCCATGACAGGAGTACGTAGCCTTAAACCAAATGCTCCAGTGACATAACCAGTACGTTCAGCTTCAGCTAATTTGGCTGCTACCCATTCATCAGATACTTTGTATAACTCATGGTAGTTAGCTTCAATACTCTTAGCTAGTGGTTCAGGAAAACCACAGTTTTTCATTAGAGTTTTAAACATACCACCATAAGTAAGAGCAAAGGTAGGTGCTTTACTGTCTTGTCTAACTTCAGGATATTTTTCTTTTATTGAGTTAATTGATTCAACCGTATCAACAATATCAGGCAGACGATCAGGGAAGTAGCTGAAAGCACGAACACAGTGACCATCATAACCATCGGTATAGACTTTGAGTTTATTTGGATCTTTTGTTGTAAGCGCAGAAATACGATCTTCAAGAGAATCAGAATCAGCACCAGTAAAAAGCCAACCAGTGGGAGCAACAAAGCAAGACTTGATAAGTTTTCCATATGTAGAACCTGAAGGTAAATTTTGTAAGTTAGGATTAGAGCTACTCAATCTACCTGATATGGTTCCACCTAAATTGAATGAACCAATTAGATAAACCATTCCAGAATCATCTTTAGAAATAGCTTTCTCAAATGCAGGTATAAATGTAGTGAGTATCTTATCTACTTTTGAATAGGCTACTAAAGCTTCCAGTACTGCAATAGCTTCTTTGTCTTCTGTGTGATTAACAAGGTTTTCCAATACATCAGCACCAGTAGCCGGTTGCTTTGTCTTAGTACGTTCCAGTACAGGTAATCCCAATACTTTATAAAGTAAGACTTGTAAGTTTTTAGAGCTACCAGGATTGAATTCCATGTAATCAAAAGCTTCTGGTAATTTCTTTTTAATATTTTCAGGATGTTTAGCTTTCTTCTTACGGTCGTTGTAGTCAGTGATTAATGCTTTAGTTTTAATTCTATTCTCAGCAGTATGTACATAACTAGAATTAGCAATGACACTAGCATGGGTATTACGAATAGCTTCTAGTTCACCCTTAACAGTTTTGACTCTTTCAGGATCAAGAGGCATACCTGTTAATTCCATTTGAGTTATGGTTTTTAAACTGGGTAGCATTACATCATGATAGATAGATAGCTGTTCATCTTGAACCATAATTGGGTAATACTTTTCCATAACGTAGTGAGTGCAGCAGGTATCTACTAGGTTGTATTCAAGTAACTGATGTAAAGGAATATTTCTAATATTAGTGATATTTTCCTGTGCATAGTTACCTGCAAATTCATGAGCCAATGACTTAAGTGATAGATTCAATTCTCTAGTGGTATTCAATGCTAAATAAGATATGACTTTAGTATCATGAAAATTCCTAGTCATAACTTCTAAGCCTTCCAATAAACCAGCAGTATCATTTAAACCCTTCATGAATAGGTTATAAATAATTGTTTTAATATCAAAAGTAGCGTTATGAAATATTAGTGTACCTTTGTAAGTTTCAAAAAATATCTTTAGTTGTAGGAATATATGTTGTTGTCCAGCGTTACCTTGTATGCCACTAGTAGAAGTAGAAAACGCTATACCTGAATGTTTATCCCATGCAAATGAGATAGTAGGTAAACCAGCTTTCCAAAAATCTAGTGAGTATGTTTCTACATCAACTGTCAATACTGGATGCTTGTGTAAACCCATTAATGCTTTATAAATCTGATCTACAGTAGCAGGATAGCTACCATCTTTAATAACTTCATCAGTGAATATATTAGCTTGGCCATTGATTGATCCAACTAGTGTTTCAATACTCATATCTAGCTTTGGTTCAAAATTAGGGTTATAAACAATAGCTCTATGGTTTATACCAAGTACTACTTTTAAATCAGTGTAGTCAGGTATTGCACATGACAGTTCATAACCAAGAAAGCTATCTGCTTTGGTATTCTTGGTCATTACTTTGAAGTAGTTAGCATCAGCTACATACAGAGTCTCTGTACTGGTATCTCTTAATGTAGGTAATAATTCTTCTAAGAATGATTTGATAAAACTCACTGGTGCTTTACCAGAGTCGTTATACGCTAAACCAAATACAACGATATCTCTTTGGTGGATACCTTTATCTTGTAATGGTTTAATATAATTAGCAAAGATCTCATCTTTATTAAGTGCTGACTCTTTTACTAGTAGTGCAATCTTGTATTCTGTATTGGGTTCATAAACAATATGGCGAAGCATAGTTTTCCCTTATTATAGTTATATTAGATTTGAAACAAGCTGTCTCTTTATAGCTTTCACACCCTTACTGTGAGTAGTGTTTAGATTTTCTATTTCTTCAGGAGATAGTTGAATAGGTAATTCAGTTGTTATATAAGATGTTAATTCGACTTCTCTTACTGGTTTATGTAAACAGCTAGGGAACACCTCAAGATAAGTAGGGAAATGAAAACAAGTACCTAAGCAAGCATTAATATAACCATCAATATAAGGTCTATTTATCTCATGCTTTTTTGTTTTCTCAAGAAATGCATCCATAGTTGGATGTAATGATTGATGTAAGTTCCTTATTTTAGCTGTTGGCTTAACATCAATATTCTTGTAGTAACTAAGCCCCTTATACATAAATCCTGTATAGGCTTCAGAGAATAATTGACAGTGCTTAACCAGCAACTCCTCCATGAGTTTACTGTGTTGACTATTAAACTTCTTGTAGATATACAAGTGTATTCTTTCTTTGATTAAATATTTAATAGATTGTTGAGTTTTTGAATCGTACGACGTATCTAATGGCATGTTATATCTTATAATGAATTACCTTTCCATATGGAACTGTAAATTCCTCATTGTTATTAATAACCCATATTACGGGTATATCGCAGTTAATTTCAGGATCACAAAAATAACCATCAGAGAATACAACTAGTACCTTTGGTTTATTTTCATTAGCCCACTCAATTACGGGTGTTACGTCAGTTCCACCTCTACCTCTGAATTCAATTTTCATTAATTCATGAGAGGTGCTTATCTTATCTTCTGCAAAGACCCTTGTATCGAATTGAACCAATTTTAATGATGCTAGTTTTATTGTTGCCAATACTGAATAAACATCAGAAATAAATTGCTTGGTTTCAGCATCAGATACAGACCCAGACATATCTATTGCCATAGCAATGTCACCTAACGCTTCAGAGTAGGGACTAGGTAAATAGAACTCAGGCATATAACGTCTGTTAGGTCGTCTGAAGCTGTAATCATTCTTAGCCATACTAGTGAAGTACCGCCTTAAGATCACATGCCACGGAAGCTTAGGATTTGTCAGAGCTTCTATTCGTACACGTATCTCAGCAGGAATACAGCCTGGATCTTCATTCTTCATTTCAGCCTGTAGTGACGCTTGTACTAGCATGTCATCTAACTTACCCTGTGCTTCTTCTTTCTCTTCAGGTGTACCTTTAAAGAATTCAACATCACCACCCATAGCCATAGAAGCACTAGCTTGCTGTTGTACTTCATCATCAGGAAGTAGATGATAGACCTGTTCAACGCTCATACCATCATACTTATGATCCATGCATACCCAGTCAGGCATTTGAATACCATTGCTGTCAAGCATGTTATTGATCACATAATCCATTGCTATGTTCAGTTTTTCATTATCATAACCATCAAATCTATCTGAATCCTGTATGCAATGACCTAATGCTACGTGCCATGTTTCATGTAGTACTACAAACAGTTTGTAATCATCATTAAAGCTATCGAATAGTTTTGGATTATATTTAATATAAGTACCATTGGTAGCTGCCGTAGCTACTTCATAAGTAAATATATGCTCAAGTGCAAAACAAATAGATGAGATGAATACTGTATTTTCATGGTACATCATCAGTATTTTGGTTTTACTTAAGTCATCCTGTAGCTGTTCTAAGTTAGGTATGTCTTCAACTGCTTGTACTATTGCATTCATGGTTAATTACCTTGTTTAAGCTACCTTATTTTTAAATAATTTATCTGCTGACTCATCTATCCATGCTTCCATAGCAGGAGAGTCTTCTAGCTCTGGTGTACGTACATTGATTTCACGGATAGTAGTGACTTGGAACTCATACGGTAAACGCTTAATGAATTTCATTAATACATCAATATTATCTATCGTAGCGTTATGAGCTATTGAGCCTGACAATGCATACAATACTGATGCTTCAGTAGGCATTTTAATATTCTCAGGATCAGCACTGATATCTTGGATAGTAATCAAATTCTTATAGACTTTGGTAAAGCCTTTAAATTCTGTTGCTACACCTTCACTCAAGGTACCGACCAGTACTGGCATGAATTCAGGAGTGACTTCAGTTTTATTCTTCAATAAATCAGAGGCAAATGCCCAAGTACGAGGACAGGCAAATGTCTTATCAATATGATCAGGTTTGAAATCATGTAACTGCTTTGGTTTGAAGTTGATGTACGCTGTAATACGATGATCAATATCATTAGCAGCAGCCCATTGCAGCCATTCTTCATGATCCACTTTCAATTCCAAATGAATTAAACGTGACTGTAATGCTGTAGACATATCTTCTACCATTGCATTGTCAGTACTCAGATTGCCAGCACAGGCTATATGCAGCTTTGGATGAAGTTTCTTTTGTCCTACCATCCGATCGAGAATGATCTTATAAGAGGCCTTCTGTACAGCAGGAGAAGCATGTGTAATTTCATCTAAGAATAGAATCCATCCCTTCTTACCTTCAGGTAGTGGATCAGTCTCAAGAGGAAAGGTATCCATAGGCATATAACTCGCCTTACCTGTTTCATGGTTTATATAAGGAAAACCATTCAAATCAGTTGGATCACACTGAGAGAGCCTCAGATCAATCACAGCAAGACCAAATTGCTCTGCTATAGCTCTGAAGAGATCAGACTTACCGATGCCTGGAGAGCCTGTCAGTGACGGTACAAGCCCTGCTGCAAATATCTCAATAATTGCTGCTTTAGCTTGGGACATATTTAGTCTGTTTTTATTTTTCATTGTTAGTAAGTTCTTTTAATAGAGTATTGTGGTAAACCATTAATCCGGCATAGATTACATTGTAATCTTCAGGATCAACACGGGAGAGGAGTAAATCGACTGCTTCTTGTAATGAATCAGCAGTAGGAAATAAAGTTTGTTTAACTGGAGTTAACTTATATTTGTTACGTTTTCTAGCATTGATTGATAAGGGAGTACGGTTGCTTATTCTTAGCAGGTTTAGTTTCATTATAATTATTATTTTTACGTTTTAGTTCATTATGTTTTTTAACAGACATTAACTTACCTCTGTTCTTTAACACACGGTGGATTGTATTTCTAGCTACATCAAATTTAACAGCAATATCTGTTTGAGACATAAACTCACGTAAATACAAATGACAGATAGATTGTTGTTGGAATTCAGTTAATATATGTACAGACACAGTTAAAGTTCCTTAAGTTAAATTAAGTTAGATTAAGATTAATAAAAGATGCACCCTTAGAAACACTCGAATGAGGTTTCTAAAGATGCATTTATTCTTTAGGTAAACTATAGATAAAAAACCGAATATTTCGGTTTTAGAATATAGGTAAGAAGTTTTTGAGTACTTCTTAAATAAAAATTCAGAACAATGGGCCGAAGACGCCCATTATTCCGAATCCTGTCATTTAACAAATTGCATAGTTACTATTTCTGATCTTGTCACCTAAACCAGTAGATAACTTCTCATAGACCATCGGTTCTCCATGAATACTACTAAAGATGTCATCCAGAATAGTGCTGTCAGCCAATTGAGCCATGATCTCTTTGTAGTGGTACCTGAGTTGATTCATGTGCTTTGGTAGACAAGCAAACGAATCATGCACAGTCACTACATCGAATGGTTCATGTGTAAGCATCTGATTTAGTTGTACATTTAGATCTTTCAAGAAGTCTGTTGGAAGTACTGAGATACAGACATTCTCCAGCTTAGGTACTACTGACAAGTCAGCGATACCAGTACTTCTATACTTCTCAACTATCTCTATAAGACTTACATCTAGCTCACCTGTTGGTTCATATCCAAGATCTCGAACCAACAATTCTTCAGATATAGCATCTGACAACATATTGACTAATACAATGTCATAGTCACATCTACGAACCAAGGTACGAAGTATCCAACCATCAATGGAGTGCACCACATTGGCTACATTACTCAGACCATGAGGTAGTCCCATATTGTTCTCAAATATGTGAGAGAAACTGGAGTTACCCAGCTCAGCTACCTTGATTCTGGCAGTGACTTTCTTGGTTACTTTCACATGTACATGATGGTTGTCAGGTAGTACCCATGAGTGCTTCAGAGAGAACGGCTGCCAAGAGCTTCTCAGTGCATTGAGTAATCCAACAGCACCAGGTGCAAGCTCCTGTAAAGCCTTGTAGAAGGCTTCCAGTTCTGGTGTACCTTCACCAAACAATTTCTTTGGTTCAGCCTTAGAGCCATACAATGAAGTCATCACAGCATCCTTCACATCTGACCTAGCTGCATCAGGTAGTGCAGGTACATATTGCTTCATGAGGATATGACAGTCCGTATAAGCGTCTGCACGTCTATTAGGGTCTGTGAGTCCAGTTGCAAATGCACCAGCTTCACAGCCTGTTGTAGCGCTCATGATCTGCATACCAGAACAAGTAGCATCAAAGTGAACCATGTGACCTGTAGGTATACCAGCTTGAGCCTTACGAAGGGTCATTACTGCTTTAACGTAAAGTGGGTACTCTTTCCATTTACCTTCAGCTAATTTTTCCTTACCTAGTTTTTCTAGTTTCTTAATATTGTCTTTAGTCCACTGAATACGTTTATCAAAAGTCAACTTATCCATTCCATATTGATTAGCGATATCAATACAAAGGTACTCGAATGATGAAAATGTAAGCATGATTATTACTCCAGTTATTTGTTGGGTTATTTGTTAGTGATTAGTAGTTCAACTTTACGTCTTTTGATTTTATGAATAGATTTCTTGGTTCGTTTAATCTTAGCCAGTAAACCTTTTAGATCATCATCAGATAAATAGTATTCAGGATCATTTACTTTATCTTCATATGATTTAAGATTTTCCTCATTTCGTTTTAAACTATCATCAAGTATTCGTTGAAGTACGTTCATGAGATTAACTGCTTGGTTTTGAGGATTTTTAATTCTTTCTGAAGTTCCTCTTCTTCAGCTTGTAATCGCCTAAGTTTCACTTGACCTTGGACACTGTTATAAGAGTAATAACCCTTACCTTGATAGAGATCTCTAATTTCTTTAGTAGCTTGTTCAATCATTGATTCTGTATCAGTTATTTGTCTTTCCAAATTCATGAGATTAGTTTCTTAGTCTTAGCAATCTTGAGTTCCTTCTCAAGTTGCTTGATACGTTTACTTATTGCTTCTGGAGAAAACAAATATTCATGTTTACTAAATTTGTTTTTCCAGAATTCAATTAGCATTTCAAGAGTTTTAATTTCACTCATACGAGAGAACTCAGGACTGTTTTTATTTAAACTCACCAGGTACCTCAATTAATTCTTTCTCATAGAAATTGATCATGGCTTTCTTATAAGCTGTACCAATACTATTGATGTGATAACCCTTAGCGTAAACTCTTCCACGCTTATCGAAACTGTGAGTTTCATAAAAGCATTTGTGTTTAAGAATCAGTGCATACATTTCTATTGATTCTTTCTTGAATTGGTTCCAGTTAGATATCTTATCTATGCTGTCCAAATCAAAGGTAGGCATTTCTTCGCAAGTACTAAGAAATGTCCCATCCAACTCTAATGCTGTTTGGTTTAAGAGATTAATAACATCAAGAGCAATTTCATCTGAATGATGATTGTCTTTCAGTATCACACTATCGTTGTAAGTCAGATGACCACTCTGATAATTCTCAGTAACCAGTTCAGGTTCACACACCATTGGTGGTAAGAAGCTAGCATTATCTATATAAGCTTCTGTCTTTGGATCATATTGAATCAGTGATACTAATTTGAGTGATTCAAATCGATCTTCTTTATATATCTTGAACAAATGCATCGGTATTAATACAGCAAGTATTTCTGATACTGTTTTAATTCCATCTAGCTTGTCAGACATATTTAACCGAGTAGCAGTTTTACCAACAACACTGGTGAATAATTCTTCACCACGTTGATAACCAATACCGACAAGAATAGAGAGAATCAACTGTTCTAAATCTAATGGTTTAAGTTGATTAACTCTATTGGTTTTAGATTCATGATATGGCTTACTAATATATTCTTCTAGTAATTCCACACCAAGATTAACACGCTTCATTATGTCAGGTGATTCAAGTAACTCAGTTTTGATATATTTATCAATATGCTTTTTTGCATATTTATATTCAATTGCTAACTGAGCATCTCTTGGTAACATTTCTCCTACATAATTATTTACTTTTAACTCTACTACTTTGCTTTCCATTTTATTCTCCAAATTAGGTAGAAGATTGCACTGAACAGTCCGACTACTGCACCAGCTAAAGCAATCCATAACAATACATAAGCAACTGCAGCTATCCCCAACAATGCGAAGATAGCTATTATCATTTTGAATAAGAGTTTCATAATTACTTACCCTTTATCGATGTGAATCCAACGGGCAATCCCAATACAGAACAAGCCACAACAAATAAACATTAATGCTGTGAAGTTCAATGCAGCCATATTGATAAACGTTACTAACAGGCACAGCAAAGCACCGATGGCTATAACCATCCAAAACATATTCATAAGACTGACTCTCGTTATTGGTTAAGCAGGATTGCTAACCCACAGAACGTCTGGAAGACATGTCACAAGAGGGAGAAGTTACCGACTGACTTGTTACCGACTTACTAATGTAAAGAGAAAAAATACACACTACCTAATTAAAGGCAGTGTGATTTAATTATGTTTCAAGTATTGCAAATACATTAGAAAGTATATCTGTAGATGATGAAGTGTATAAAGCAATGGCATGTGTTTCTGATTTAGCACGAATGAAAGCTACATACATAGACTCACCAGAATCTAATAATTTATGAATACCATAAGGTTTGAAGTCTCTCTTTTCATAATCTTCTTTAGTAGCGTACTCATTACCTTGTTGATCGAAGTACATAGTATTCTCCAAACAAATACACACCCAATACCATTATATAAATGACATCAGGTGTGTTGTTGATTAAGCTAATTCAGCATCTTGCTTAGCATTAGCACGAAGAGTGAATACAGCATCTTTCATATATGCAGTAAGTTCTTCATCACTCATATCTTTGATACGGTTGATGAACAGTGCATTTGATTTATCTGCATTACGCAGAGCAGCAGCACATACTTGAATTGAACCACCAGTTTTACCCGGTAGACGTACATTCAAGAAGTAATCTGTAGTCCATGCTTTGTTAGCAGTTTCAACAGCAGTAGTAGTTTCAACAGTTTTAGCAGTAGCCATAATATATAAATCTCTCAAGTATTAAATTAATTAGAAGCGGTATTACTTCCATTATTCGTCTGGAAGACGTGTCGCTCTGGTTCTTTTTTCTTTTAGTTTTTAAAACAACATAACGAAATAAAATACTCCAAGTGTTTGTACAAGATAACTGGCACCATACATACAGGCACCAGCAAGCAAAGAAACTTTTATAGCTTCTACAGTATTCATACGGAGTCCTAATTAAAGTGATTTAGTTTGCAAAGGTCAAGTGAACCAGTATTCAAAAATGAACACTGGCTCACATGAATTTAACTTATCTGTTTTGCTGAATGCTGAGTTCGTTAGATAAGAACTCTTCGTAGGAAGCACGATCATCATCAAGCATCTGTTCATATGTCTGACGATGCTCTCTACACCACTGATCATACTCACCCCATGTTTCAGGTAAGTTCACTGGAGCTATACCAAAGACTAGGGTGAAGTTACGAATGTAATCTTGTACATCCATTTCTTCCATTGGTGAGTTGTTCAGCTCATCCATTAATACACGACCTGGATGATGTTGATCAGTATCTGCTTCGATACCAGAAGTGAGTTGTGCAAGTGTGTTCATGATAAATACTCCAAGGTATATTATGAGACAATTCTCATAAACCGTGCGGAGCACATGAACTACTTGTTTATTCGGCTGTAATTAATCTCTTGGTTTTAATCAATTTACAAGCATGATCAAAACTAGTAGCTTTAGGTAGAGGATGGATATTAAGTACACTAATCTCTTCACCTAATATTGATGATCCTTTACTGCTATACAATATTTGAGCATATTCACCATAACTATCTTGATATATCCAGAAACCAGTGAATTGTTGATAAGCAGTATTAGTTACATTGATTTGAGTGTATACATTCACAATGTCATTGGTTACAGATTTCTTACCATCTAAATCAATGATCCAAATGTATTCAGACTCCATACCAAACTTAAAGCATGAGTCCATATTGCTAGGTGAGATATGCCAACCATTATTCCCAGTCATTAGGATATTTTCGGCTGCCAAGTAATATCTCTATTTCTATATTTATCGTGATGAAATCTAAACAGAGCTTCAACAGCTAATGGATCACTAGTACTTACAGTACCTAAAAACTTACCAGCATTTCTATCTACAACTTCATAGTCAATTACTTCAGGTGACTTCACTTCAGTACCTAACACTGGTTCGATACAAGCAGTTTTTAATTCTGCTACTAATAGTTCTTTTAATTCGCTGAGTGTTAGTTCTAAGGTATTTATACTGTAGATATCACCAACATTAAGACCATAGACATTACATAATTCAAGTTGACCAATAATATTTATATTCTTTAAATACATTGTTATGACATTAACTTTAGAAGCTTGACTATATTCAATACACATGTTGGTGAAGTCACCATTAGTTAATTTCTTCATGTTAATACCTCTAATATTTGTGGGACCAATGAGTGTTTAAGGAAGTAGGAAGAACTTAATCTGCCTGAGTTTGGTTTGTATTTAATAAGCTTTTGCTCAGTCTCAACATCATCACCATGTAACTGACATCCAATATTTATACATTCACTACTAACCAATGCTATTTCCACATTGTTCCAATGTTCTAGTTTGATTAGTACATATGTATTTGCAGGTATATTGCCAATACTAAGTTTATTTTTCTTCATAGTTTTATTCCTGTTTTATTGGTTAATGTTTTATTCCAGAAAAAGGCCGAAGACGCCTTTATTTATATTGATATTTGTACCGAGTTAAAAAGTAAACACAACTCCAATTAAGGAGTTGTGTTTACGATCATTTGATATTGAATAGATTCTAGTGCTGTATCCACATCAACAGTTAAATGCTCGATATGAAGTAATGAATTCTCATCACCACCATCGAAGTCAATAACATTCTTTTCAGTGCGTATTGCAGCAGATGCTTCACGATAGATTTCAACAGCTCTGGACATTGTGTACATATTTATTCTCCAATTAACTAATTTAGTAACCAATATGATTACTTCCATTATTCGTGTGGAACACATGTTTAATTAGTAGTTTTTACTTCTATTAATACTTTTGGTTTGAGTGTTTAAAATAAATACACATGCACTATATTTCTATGTATTTATTAGCTCATGAGAGGCTGTATAAGAGGAGATATTTGAACCAAGGTGATTGTACTGATGATATGAATACAGACTGAGAGAGAGCAGCACAGATAACCTGGTAATACAGTTACCTTAATAACCGACCAGACAAGTGTAGAGATGTGTAGAGGAGTGTAGAAGTGTGTAGAGAATAAGCTCATCCACCACCAGTTAGGTGATAGATGAGTATAGGTATTAAGCAGCAGTAGCTAGCTTGTTACGTTTAGCTTCTAGTTTAGCTTTGAGTTTAAGTTTCTTATGAGCATTGAGTTCTCTTTCGTTTTCAGCCCAAGTTTGATTAGATTCTACAAGTACAGTAGAAGTAGTATTAGCAATACGAGCAGCATTAGATGCAGTGCCCATAGCGAGTGAGATGAATTGAATTGATTCTGTTAATACAACGTTAACAAGTGATAGTGCAGAGTCGAAAGTCTTAGCGAATGTAGTTGATTTAGCCATGATGATTGAAGCTCCAATGATAGTAGTAAGTTAATGTATACATGTGGGTGGGATACCCATAGTACGTACGGCAGTACAAGTAATGAGGGGGGGTATTTAGGTAATTCGTAGTTTGAATACAGTCAGCCCTAAACTCAGACTTCAATTAAATTTTTCAGAAAAAGTTTTCCTAAATTAAAAATATTAACTATCTAATATTGCAGTATGCTCTGGTAAGTGAGGTAATAAGTAGAATTCAGAAATTAAGCTCTCACCTCTAATAACTGCACCTTCAAATGCAATACAAGAATCCTTAATTATTTTTGCTCCTAACTCCCCATTTAAATATACTATTTCTACTATACAATCTACTACTCTACCTTTAGATGTAGGGCAGCAAATAGTGAATTTACTTCCTACATCATCTTTATTTATTGCTATCATTTTTATTATTCCTAATATCGTACCCATATTATTTTTTCATCAAAAACCTACTGTATAAAAATTACGTAAAAAATTATTTATTACTTACTAGCCTTTTAGTGTTGTATCTATTTATTAAACTTATATCACTAGGTTTATATGGCTTCAATTCATGAGCATCATTTAAGGTAGGATCTTCTTTATTACTGAGTAAGTAGGTTTTTATTGTATGAATGTATTCCATATAAATAACACCATGCTTATCTTGTTTTATAGTTACTACACTATGTAAACCGTCCTCTAAATCATCAGATTTTGGTTCTGTATAAAACATACTGTAAGTCTTACCTATTTCAATATCTATACTATTCTTCTGTTGGCCCATTTCTATAATCCATTAACTTAAAACCATCATTAGTTATTAATCTTTTGGTTTTATATTTATTATTATATTGCTCTAAAATAGCCATATCATTTTTATAATCATATTCAAAAAGAATATTTTTAAACTCCATATATTGATGACCTATATTTTCAATAGTAAGTATATATATGACATTTAATAAAGTAAGTACTACTTCATCTCCAACTCTGAAAGCTACCCCTTTAATAACTATGTGTTTCATTTCTCAATATCACTTATATACATATCTATACTGCCCAAATCTCGTCTATCTACAATAGGATTATTTTTCTTAGTATTGATTAATCTTTTAACTTTATATTTACTGTTGTATAAAAACAGAGGTAATCTACCTTCAGTATCTACATAACGATAAGCAAAGTATTTATAAGTAAAGTACATTGTGTATTTACCTATACGTCTAATTGTATATATACCGATATTATCTTTAAATTCTATAGCTACATCATCACCTACTTTATAAAGCTCACCACCAAGTTCAATTTCATTCATCGGTAGTCTCTAAGTTCTTTAAAATCAGTACGAATTAATCTCTTAGTTTTATACTTACTGTCATAGTGAAAGATCTTATTGTTAGCACCAGAAATGTGTTCATACTGATACTCCTCATCTAAGAAATTAATGTTTCTATTAGTTATATTTGCAATAGTAAATATATAAGCTATATGTTTAATTTCAGATAGCTCTAATACAATGACATCACCAGGTTTAAAAGTAGTACCGTTAATAGTGATCTGATCTACAGTTGATTCTAGTATTCTGTTATTGCGCCTCATACATACTCTTTGATATCTATTTCTTCTATATAATTATTCTCATAGGTATTACCGCCGAAGCTTTTATTTAAAATATCATTAGGGTCCATCCATTGAGTATTAGTATTTACCTTAAAACGGTAATCCATTACATCAGGGGCATTGGTTCTAATTAGAACTTCAGTTTTATACTTACTATCCAATGGTCTTATGTTTATTAATTTGTTTTTATTATCTGAATGGTATTTGTGGGGGTAGGAATAGCCCATACTTCTAAAGTGAACTAATTCAGTAGTTATACTTTGTATGGTAAGTAAGTATTCTCCAGCATCTGCTTCATCACCAAATGTAAGTACTACCTCATCATCAACCCAATAAATATGACCGTTTATTTCTACACTAATTAAATCGTTTATCATAATGTTTCTTGTTAGATACTAGTAATTTGGTTTTATATTTGTTAGTTAAGTGATGTAAATCGTCTACTTCATCTAGCTTATGAGAATATATTGTATTTTGAAAATGTAAATACTTAGGGCTTATAGTTTCAATTGTAAAAAAGTAATTAGCTTTTTTACCTATAACTACAACCTCATCACCTATAGTAAATGTCTTACCATGATGGACTATGCTATTCATTTATTATTTACCCCATACCTTTTCAGCTACTTCAGCTAAATCTACAGTTTCAAACACTTCATCAGCATACTTATCAAAATCCCAGTTATCTTTATGATCTTGAAGAGGTAGATTGTCATTACTTACTAATCTATTGGTTTTGTATTTATTGTCATAAGGTATAAGAGAATTTACATAATGATTTGATGCAGTGTTGTAATCAAAACCAAGCTCTTCAAAAGTAATAAAAGTATCAAATATAGATTTTATAGTAACTAAGTGATCGTATGAAATATCACGGACTATTACTAACTGACCTTCAGTAAAAGTAATACCATCAATTACTACACTCTGATTAGATTCATTACGCACCTGTCTGTACCAATAACTTTTCTATGTACTCAACCGCTTTTCTAATTAGAACTTGTCTTTCATGAGGTAGATTTTTAAATTCATCATCAAACATAAATTGTTCTAATTCATGAGCTATTACTTCAGAATGGTTTTGTAATTTGTATAGCTCTAACTTCTTTCTACGTCTTTTATCGCTACCGAACATGATATTTCTCTCCAAGTTAGTTAAGGCAAAAGTATTCAATAATAGACCAGTATTAGTCTATGTCAAAGTTTAATCTTCTTCTGTTGAATCTTCAAACATACAAACTTCATAGCCCCGCTTAATAAAATTCTCTTTAGTTTTATATGGCATATGAGCAGCTTCTTTTATTAAAGCATTCCAAGCTTGTTCTTCAGTATCCCTTGCTAAGTGTGTGATTATGGTTCCACCCGGTGTAATGGGTACATACCCATACTGCATATCATTCATATCTTTTGTCATGAAATTAGCTCTTTAGTTTTTCGTATTTTTAATAGTTTATTGTGATAATAAAAATAAGGTAAGGGATATAAATCACGAAATGCAGACAACTCATATTTCATATTTATACATTTTGTTTCTATATCATCAATAACGAATAAGCTTGATTCCTCAATTTCTGATTCATCTATAGATAAGACTTTGGCTATACAATTGACTTTATTTTTGTATGGTCCTGATTTCTCAACAAAAGTAAGAAGCTCACCTTCTTGAATACTATTTAAATTAATCACTGATTAACTTCCTTAACTTTAATCTATTGATTTCAGTCATATCTTCTTTAGTAGCTAAACGTATTGCTCCATTAGCTATCATGCAAGTGTAGGCTTGTTTGCCTATACTCAATCTGTTATTTATATTTTTAGTCTTTGCAGAGTCAACTAAAGCAAGCTCAATAGTCCCACGCTTCTCATTTTCAATGTCAATACTGATTATTCTATAAATAGCTATAAATTCCTTAAACTCTTTATATACAACTAAAGTACCTATCGCATAGAAACCAGAACCAGTAGTAGATTCACTCAAATTCAATTTCATTTTGATTTCCCAGTAACCATACAACGTAAACGCTCTCTTTGGGCAGCCTGGATATCTGCCTCTGTAGCGATGTGTATCTCCTTCTCACTTATCAAATGCTGATAGATGCTCATTTGTACTGGTCCCTCAAAAACATGCTGAGAGGACTTCTTAGGAGCTATCACATGCTGTAGTGAAACCTGATCTGAATCTACGTCATCAATCTGAAAAATAAAAATACCTATTTTCAATAAGGTACCCACAGTCAGAAATTCTGACGGTATTTTGTCAGTCATAACTATTCCTGATTTGAGATTGGTTGTTGACAAAATTGCCAACATGGATATAATGCTTTTACTGTCTTCTATTACTACTATATATATAATATATAAGTAATTATTTAATTAACTACGTAGGCGAAGCCGCAGTAGTTAATTAAATAATTACGTAACTAATATATATATATATTTATATAATCTCTCTTAACAAATCCTTTCTCAATTCTTTTAACTCACTTTCTTTAAAGTGTTTAGTTTGTATTAACTTATTAGGTTTAAGGAATCCCTTACCAGATAAGTGAAAACGAAGATCATTATAATCAATTGCATCTAATAACTTCTTTCCTGATGTTGTATTGTATTTAAGTTGTACTATCCGACACTTAACTAATTTAAGTTCTCCTCTACTAGTACGTAAAACTACAAATTTCCCTTCTCGTACATCAGATTCAATATTACTCATTATTATTAATTATTAGTCAATTAAGTTTGGTTAAGTACGATAAGAGCATAATTCCCCAGGATTAGGGAATCAGAGGCTCCTAAAGGCAATGTCACCGAGATAAGAAGTATCTCAGCCATTACTGCAGCTTTTTGATGTCGTAAAAATGTCAATTGGAGTACACCACTAATCGTCATAGCCAGCGACTGCATAAGCTAGATTAGATTTATCATGCTACAGCTACTACGCTGTTCAGTTGCTTCACACACATTTTGATACCATGTTGGTTTCAAAATGTGATAAGCAATAATAACAAAATGGATCTCTTAACCATTGAAGAATTTAAAAAAGCTTTACCACCTGCACAACGTAAATCGGTAAATCCAGCAGTAGTAAATCAAATAGCACAAGAGCTATCTGATCCAGATATGTATGAAGCATATCGGGAAAACTTACTAAGCTATACCCACGTAATGTCAGAAGGTAAGTTTAAAGTTACTGGTTACGTTAGTGCTGTTAAGTATGTAAGTCTAAAACTAATGGGTAAAACCAATACTGTTGCTTACAGTATTACTTTTCCATCTAAAATAGCTCAATGGCAAGCAAGGGGTATGTCTGATAAAGATATGTCCAGTCATATCGCTGCTTATAATAAATCTAAGTTAGTAGCTAAAATTTATGAAAATACAGCTATACCTTCTTGGGTACTAAACCAAGATAACTATCAAAAAGCTATTAATACTCAAGTAGAGTTGATGACTACAGCCAGGTCAGAGAAAGTAAGATCTGATGCAGCTAATAGTTTACTGACTCACTTAAAGCCACCAGAGACTACTAAGGTAGAACTGGATATTGGTGTCAAAGGTGACAGTGCCATTGATAACCTAAAGAAGACTATCAGTGATCTAGCTACTGTTCAATCTGAAGCTATAGCCGCTGGAGCATTAACTTCACAACAGATAGCTCACCAACAGATTGTTACTCCTGATATTGAGGATGCTGAGTTCGAGGAAGTACCGGAGCCAGCTAATGTCTAATACGGCACTAGATTATCTAGGCTATGAACCTAATGATATTGGTTCAAAAGAAGAAGCAATGGAAAGAGTTAAAACTGTTGAGGAACACCTCAACAGTGTTAATTACGTTGGTTCAGTACATTACATACCTACAAAATTCGCTTTACATTTTGTTTCCTTTATTAAGTTAGTTAATGGAGAAGAAGGTGAAGAGAATCTCACACCTGATATTCATAACCATATGCTAGATACATTGGTTACAGGTAAGAAGAGAATTGCTAATCTTTGTCATCGGGGTGTTGCGAAGACAACACTAATGGGAGAGTACTTATTTCTTTACTTAGCTATCTTTGGTGAGCTTCCTGAATTTGGTAAAATTGATTTAGCTCTGTATGTTTCAGACAGTATTGAGAATGGTGTCAAAAACATGCGTAAGAACCTGGAATTTCGTAGAGAGAATTCTGAGTTCTTAATGAAATACATACCTACTGTAAAGCTCACAGACATACGCTGGGAGTTCATAAACGTAGATGGTCAGAATTTCATCGTAAAAGGTTACGGTGCTAAGACAGGTGTACGTGGAGCTAAGGAACTAGGTAAACGTCCACAGCTAGCTGTACTGGATGATTTGATATCTGATGAAGATGCTCGATCAGCGACTATCATCTCAGCAGTAGAGGACACAGTATATAAAGCAGTAACCTATGCACTGCACCCTCGTAAGAATATGATCATCTGGTCTGGTACCCCGTTTAATGCAAGAGATCCATTGTATAAAGCAGTTGAATCTGGAGCATGGACAGTCAATGTATTCCCAGTATGTGAGAGATTTCCATGTCCTCCTGAAGAATTCAGAGGTAGCTGGGAAGATCGATTTCCATATGAGTATGTGCTTGAGCAATATGAAACAGCATTGAAAATAGGAAAGATCGATACCTTCAACCAAGAAATGATGCTACGTATTATGTCTGATGAAGACAGGTTGATTGCTGACTCAGATATTCGATGGTATGACTCCAGACAATTATTGGAATTCCGATCTAATTTTAATTTCTATATCACCACTGACTTTGCTACCAGTGAGAAAGAACATAGTGATTATTCTGTTATCTCTGTATGGGCACTAAACAATAGAGGTGACTGGTATTGGGTAGATGGTATTTGTAAACGTCAGACTATGGAAAAAAACATTAATGATTTGTTTAGGCTCTCTCAAATGTATGGGCCTCAAGAAGTTGGTATAGAGGTATCAGGTCAACAAGGTGGATTTATCCATTGGATTCAAGAAGAAATGATCCGTAGAAATATTTACTTTGCTATGGCATCAGATAGAAACAATGGTGAACCTGGTATTAGACCTACTACCAACAAAATGCAACGCTTTAATTTAGTGGTTCCATTAATTAAAGCCGGTAAAGTTTACCTCCCACTCGATAAAAAACACACACCTGAAATGGTAGAAGCCATAGATGAATTACGTTTGGTTTCACCTGGGGGTATGAAATCTAAACATGATGATTTCCTAGATACTATATCAATGCTAATTAACCTCAATATTTGGTTGCCCAGTATGACTGCAGTAAGTCAACCTTCAACTGTTAGTGGTATGTGGGATTTCGATGAAGATACATCAGAAGAATCACCTTATGATTCATACGTATACTAACTGAAGAATTAATTATGAATTTACAAGATATATACGACCAGCTTACTCATGGTGAACTGGCTCAAGTTTCTCTAGGTGATACTAACACCGGGAAAATGACCGAAGAGAATAAAGCCAAAGTAATAGGCCATATCAATCTTGGTTTAATGGATCTGTACAAAAAGTTCAGACTAAAAGAAAACGAGATCTATGTAATGCTCCATCCAGAACGAAATGTGTATTACATCGATAATAAATATATTAGTGATTTGTGTTTAGAAGATATGCACTTCAATCCTAAAACAGACACCACTGTATTGCCTCCAAGAGAGTGCCCACCTAATGCTGATGTCCGTAATGCTTACGGTGATGTAGATAAAGATGGTGTTATTCCTGAAGATCCTGAGATAGAGGTTTTGGAAAGGAATGGTATCGAGAGAGTGACTACTCATGGTTTTGAGTACTTACAACAGCCACCAGATCCAAGATCAAAAACTCCTGTAGATAACAGTCCACCAAGAAAATACCTGATAGAGATTGAAGGTTTTGGTTTCGAGGATGATCTACTGAAAATAGAACGTATCTATACTCCATATGATCAGGAGATTATTTTGAATAAACGGGATGATCCGCATTCCATCAGAACCCCTGAGAAGAATACGATCGTACTGCCCAGGTACCACTACAGGCACGGCTACAACTTCAGCTACAACCATGAAAACCTACATGACAATAGATCTCGTAGTGGGGCAGGGTATGGCCATATAGAGGAGCTGAACGTCTATGGTGGGTATGGTCATCAATATGCCAGACACAAACCAAACAGAAGCTATCCCAGTCATGTACATGGGCATCATGGACACCAGAAACAGATACCGTATCTGAGAGTGGTCTACAGAGCCTCTCATAAGCCGATAGATCATATTGTTGCTACCGGGTGTGATAGCTCAGATATCCCTATTGCACTGCCTGACAGCCATATGCACGCCTTACTACTGTTCATTGGTTCCAGAGTCCTCAACCGGGTAGGAATGGTCAATGAGTTTCATGCTGGTAACAGCTATTCAGCCAAATATGAGGCTGAATGTCAGAGGCTCAGAGATGAGAACTACGAAGTAGATAATATTGGTGAAGAGACTAAATTTGAGGATGCTGGTTGGAGATAAATTGAACAGTACCCTAGCCGGGGTTTCACCCCGAGCTAGGGTACCAATAGTTCTGATACTTCTACAGTTCTACATCAGGAGATGGGGTAGGAAGTGCTCCAGTACCGGTACTACCAAATCCACCTTCACCCCGTTCTGTCTGTGATAATTCTTTCACCTCACATACGCTTACAGACGGTAGCTTAAGTATGAGTAACTGAAGTAGTCGATCACCTGCTTGCCAAGAAAAAGTACCACCTTTTTTAAGTCGTAATTTAACGAACCATTCACCTCGATAATCACTATCGATTACACCCATAGTATTAACAAGTTCTAGTCCATGTTTAACGCCTACACCTGATCTTGGAAGTATTAATCCTACGTAATCAGGCGGTATCTCTGAAGCAATTTTTAAGTTGATTAAAGTTCCGTTATAACTAGCTGCAGAAATAGTACCTGCTTCTGGCATTGATAGATCAAAAGCACCACTTCCAGATGTACTTCTAGTCGGAATTACACCTAATAGACTTGTCTTTTTAAACTTAATTTCTGTTTTCATTTTTAATAGTTTTATGTTTTATTAATATTAATTAGTTAGTATTGCATCAAAATTACGTTGATAGTTATGTAATGGAACCAGCAGTTCAAGAAGATGTGCAACAGTTTCAAACTGAGAATGACTTAGGCCAAATTGAAGTTGATTGGTCTAAGCCTCCTGCACTTGCTGATCTTAAGTATGATCTTGAACAAACACGTTCATATCATACAAATCAGAAACAAAAGATCGAAACCTGGTTAGATAACCTTTATGTAGAAGGTAAAGCTAAAAGAAAACCGGTTAAAGGTCGTTCTTCTGTTGTTCCAAAACTTATTCGTAAACAAGCGGAATGGCGGTATGCCGCACTTACAGAACCCTTCTTAAATAACGATAAGATCTTTGAAAGTCAGCCTGCTACCTGGGAAGACAGAGAATCTGCTAAACAGTCTGGTTTAGTACTTAATCACCAATTTAATAACGAAATTAATAAAATAAGTTTTATTGATGAGTATGTACGTACATCGGTAGATGAAGGTACGGTTATTTGTCGTTGTGGTTGGGAATATAAGGAAGAAGAGTACACAGTTGAGGAACCAGTAATAGAACTGGATGAAGATCCGTCAATGACTGAAGTACTCAATGAGATAGGTCAATTAAAACTAACAAATCCAAATGAGTTCTATCGATCGGTTCCTCAAGAACTTCAAACAGCACTAGAACATTCAATTGCAGATCAAAAACCATACAGACCTAGAATTACGGGTACAGAGACTATTGAAAAAACAAGAATAATTAAAAACAGTCCTACTGTAGAAGTCTGTGACTTCCGTAATGTCCGTATTGATCCCACCTGTGAAGGTGATATTAGTAAGGCTAAGTTCATTGTATTTAGTTACACCTCATCTCAGGCAGAACTACAAGAAGATGGCCGGTATAAGAACTTAGATCGTATTAATATTAGTGATAGCGATATATTGAATGAGCCGGATCATGCTGTTAATGATATGGATGCTGGTCACTTCAAATTTAATGACAATCCCCGTAAGAAGTTATTGGTTCATGAGTACTGGGGTTTAGTTGATGTAGAAGGTAATGGTGAACTCACAGCTATCACAGCTAGCTGGGTAGGTGACACTTACATCTACATGGCTGAAAACCCATTCCCAGATAAAGAACACCCCTTTGTATTGGTTCAATATCTACCTGTCAGAAAAGCCATCTATGGTGAGCCTGATGGAGCCTTGTTAGAAGATAATCAAGAGATTCATGGGGCTGTTACCAGAGGCATGATTGATCTTATGGGTCGATCTGCTAACGGTCAAATGGGAGTACGTAAAGGCTTTCTGGATGCCACCAACAGACGTAAGTTTGAAAAAGGTGAACCCTATGAATACAACTTAGGGGCTGATCCAAGACAAGCTGTATACACACATGAATTTCCTGATATACCTCAGTCTGCACAGTTCATGTTGCAGCTACAGAACCAAGAAGCTGAATCTATTACAGGCGTTAAGAGCTTCTCTACTGGCCTGTCAGGTGAGTCCTTTGGTGAAGTAGCAGCCGGTGTTAGGAGCGTACTGGATTCAGCTAGTAAACGAGAGCTGGGTATTCTACGAAGACTCTCCTACGGCATGGTTCAAATAGGCCGTAAGTTTCAGGCTATGAATGCTGAGTTTCTATCTGAAACTGAAGTAATCAGGGTAACGAATGATGAATTTGTTGAGGTACGTAAAGAAGAATTGGCTGGCAAATATGACATCAAATTGTCGGTGTCTACAGCAGAAGAAGATAATGCTAAAGCCGAGCAGATGGGATTCCTTTTGCAGACTATTGGCAACACTACCGACTTCAGAATTGCCAATATGCTACTTGCCCAATTATTCGAGCTTAGAAAACTGCCAGACCTGGCCGAACAGATCAGAAATTTTGAACCAGAACCAGATCCAGTACAGGAACAAATACAACAACTGGAAGTGCAAAAACTCCAGGCTGAGATTGCCAAGATCTACTCAGAGACCCAAGAAAACCAAACGCAATCGCAACTGAACCAAGGTAAGACAGGTACAGAGCAAGCTAAGTCAGGTTTGATACAAGCACAAGCTGATAAGTCTTCACTGGATTTTGTAGAACAAGAATCTGGTGTAACTCAGGAACGTGACTTAGAAAAACAAAAAGCACAGTCACAAGGCAACATTGAACTTGAACATGCTAAAGCTGGCATAGAGGCAGATAAAGAAGGTAGACAAAACCAAGCTGAAGCCTCAACCCAATTTCTCGATGCTTACTTGAAGAGTAAGAGTGAGGATAACCCCCGAAGTACTAATACAAATATTTAATAATAATAATAGGAACAGTTAAAAATGAATCCAGAACTCCAAGTAGAGACTCCAGACCAAATCAAAGCCATCGAAGTTAATATCGAGGATGCTCGAAGAACTATCGACTTGGCTGATACTCTTGAGCGCCTCCAAAAGAATCCTGATTTTGTAAAACTGATTGAGACTGAGTATCTAAATCAACATGCACTACGGCTTGTATACAGTAAAGCTAATCCCGGTATGCAAGGTGATCAACAGCAAGCGGCTGTAATACGTAGTCTTGATGCTGTCAGTGAACTACGTAGTTGGTTTAGCTTTGTCATGGTAGCGGCTAATACTGCTGAAGCCTCTATACAAGATAGTGAACGTGAACTGGAAGAGATGCGTAATGAAGATCTTCATGGTTCAGAAGGTGAGGTAATTAATTAATGCCAGGTGAAAATACTCCTGACGTTAATGATCAGTCTAGCGGAGATACTATCTCCGCTGACGATCTTTATACTATGTCAGATGAACAAATTCTTAATCTCAATACTGATAAGTTTGAGATGGAAGAAGGTGTTACTGAACTCAATGAAGAAACAGAAACTGAAGAGGAAGAATTAGATACTTCAGAAACTTCTGAATCTGATGACTCTACTCAAACTGAGGAACAAGAAGATGAATCCACAGAAGGTGAGACTGAAGAGACTGAAGAACAAGAATCAGAAGAAACTCAGACTGAAGAGACTGAGGAAGAATCGGAAACTGAAGACGAAAATGAATCAGATAAAGAAGTAGATTCTACAGATCAGGATAAAACTAAAAATAAAAAACCTGATGCTGCTGACTCTTCTGAGAATGCAAGTAAGTTAGCTGCTTACGAAAAGATCATGGCACCGTTTAAAGCTAACGGTGTTGAGATGACTGTTAACTCTCCTGAAGAAGCTATTGCATTAATGCAAAAGGGAGTTGACTACACTCGAAAAATGCAAGGGATGAAGCCAGGTCTTCAGACCCTTAAACTCCTTGAAAAAGCAGATATCAAGGATAACGATACTCTGAACTTTCTTATTGACCTACACCAAGGCAAGAAGGAAGCAATCAGTAAGTTAGTCCAGCAATCAGGTATTGACCCGGTGGAGCTGGATTTAGAAGGAAGCGATAGTTACCAACCTACTCAGCACACTGCAGATAAGTCTGTAGCTACTGCGGTTGAATTGGAACAAGCAATCGATGGCATTCGAGGCACTCCAACATTCGATCGTACTGTTGATGTAATAGGTAACAAATGGGATGACGAAAGTAGAACGTTTGTTAACGAAAACCCCGGTATGTTAAAGATCATCAATGACCATATGGCCAATGGTGTATACGATCAAGTTAACACCGAAGTAGTTAAACAACGCACTTTAGGGAATCTCGATGGGGTGTCTGATGTTAGGGCATACGAGTTAATCGTTGAATACTATAGACAGCAAAAAGGTTTTGACCATTTAAAACAAAATGATGAACCTGCGGCTGAATCTAAAGTAGTTCGACCTACAAGTAAAAAAGCCTCTAGCAAAACAACAGCCCGAAAAAAAGCTGCATCTAATCCAGCAGCAAAATCGGCGAAGGAAACATCAGTAGATAAGGATTTTAACTTCCTTAATATGTCTGATGATGAATTCTTAAAGAAACATGCAGGCGCTTAATTAACAGCGCCTAAATAAAAGGTAATTAATCATGGCCCGTCAGTATAACGCCCCGAACGGTACGCCTTCGGATATCGGCAACTTTCAGATGAATGACTTCTATTATCAGAAGGAAGCTCTGATAGAAGCTCAACGAATGCAGTACTTTCAATCCCTTGCTAACGCAATGATGATGCCAAAGCATATGGGTAAGAAGATCAAGCGGTACTACTATGTACCATTACTTGATGACCAGAACATTAATACCCAAGGTATCGATGCAACTGGTGCCGTAATTGTCGATGGTAATTTGTATGGTTCGAGTAAAGATATCGGTACTATCTCTGGTAAATTTCCAGCTCTCTCTGAGACTGGTGGCCGAGTTAACCGTGTAGGTTTTACTCGTAAAGATATCGAAGGAACTATTGAAAAATTCGGTTTCTTTGAAGAATATACACAAGAGTCTATGGACTTCGATTCTGATAAAGAATTGATGCGTCATATCAATCGTGAAATGATCTTTGGTGCTAATGAAATGACCGAAGATATGTTACAGATCGATTTGATTAATAACGCTGGTGTTATTCGTTACCCAGGTGCAGCAGTTAGTCGGGCTACTGTAGATGCAACTCCAATCACTTATCGTGATCTGTTGCGTTTGCATCTTGATCTATCGCATAACCGTTCACCAATTAAAACCAAGATGTTCACCGGTTCTCGTATGCAAGATACCTTCACTATTCCTTCGGGACGTGTGATGTATATCGGGCATGAACTGCAGCCAATGTTTGAAGAAATGGTAGACCTTCATGGTCAGCCTGCCTTCATCGCAGTCCAGCACTACGCTGGTGGCGCTTCAGTAATGAATGGTGAGATTGGTACCGTAGGTCACTTCCGCCTTGTTGTAGTGCCTGAAATGATGCACTGGGAAGGTGCTGGTGCAGCAGCTACAGATCCAGCTTTCTATGAAACTGGTGGCCAGTACGATGTATTCCCAATGTTGGTATTGGGTGATGAATCATTCACTACTATTGGTTTTAAGACTGATGGTAAGACTGTGAAATTCACTATCTATCATAAGAAGCCGGGTATGGAAACAGCCCATTACCGTGATCCATATGGTGAATTGGGTTTCATGTCTATTAAATGGTACTACGGCTTCATGCCACTACGTACTGAGCGTTTAGCACTGGTTCATTCCGCAGCTAAGCTTTAATAGATAGTAAATAAGTAAGTAAAACACAAAGAGGGCTTTACGCCCTCTTTGTTTTATTCAATTTATAGGATCAGAAAATGCCTGACGAAAATAAAAATAATCAACCGGAGGCCAATGCTTCTGGTACTGGAGCACAAGCTCCCGCAACTACACCTGCTACACCGGGTCCTGCAGCTACTCCAGCAAACCCGCCTGTAGCTACTCCTCCTGCTAATACGCCTTCTGTATCAGATGCAGATGCTGAACTTCAAGCAGCAGAAGCTGAAGCCCAAAAAATAAAGAATGCAGCATTAGATGCATTGAAAGATAAAGCTACTGATTTGGGTATTACGTTTCATCCTAGTATTGGCTTGGAAAAGCTACAAGAAAAGATTGATGCAGTAGCATCAGCTAAATCAACTGAGAATGCATTACAGGCTGCAGCAACTAATGCAAGTATTGCTAAGTCTAAAATTCCTGATGCTAAGAAAGCAGCGTCACGTCTAGTACGTGTAGTCATACAGTCACTTGATCCACTCAAAAAAGAATACGATGGTGAGTATTTTACTGTGGGTAATAGTGTTGCCGGTAGCATTACTAAGCTGGTTCAATTTGGTGTGCCTTGGCATGTACCGTTCATGTTTGTAAACGCACTGAAAGAAAAGCAGTATCAATCTTTCACTAAGAAGAAAACTCCAGACGGTGGAACTATTACACAGACTGGATCACGTCCAGCTTATGCTGTTGAAATCTTGCCTGACTTAACTCAAGAAGAAATTAATGAGTTGGCAAAACTACAGCTAACTGAACGTCCTCAGTAAGTCGTAACTAACACTTGAACCAGAGATTTATTATGTCTATTACTATTCAAGATTTGACTACTAAAGAAGTCTCTGGTTCGGGTGTGTTTGACTGTTTGATGAGTGCAGTTACTCTGCACCTTGAACAGGAGTACCAGAAAGACAGAATTCATGGAGCTGAGTATGCAGCTGTATACACAGAAGCCATACAAGCATCCATACAGCAGAGTATTGCTTTTCTTTCTACCCAAGCTCAGGTAGATCTAATAGCTGCTCAGACAAGAGTACAGGAGCAGCAAATACTAAAGGGTCAACAAGAGATAGCCTTATTGAATGCTCAAGTTGCCAAATCTAATAAAGAAGTAGATCTATTAACAGCACAAATTGCTCAAGCCTACAAACAGAATGCGCTTATCGATCAGCAAATTATTAATGCAGAAAAACAAAATGATAAAACAGATGCAGAAATTGAATTGCTGAACTGCAAGAAGAAAACTGAAACAGCACAGATCAATGGAGATGATATTCAAGATAATTCTGTATTGGGTAGACAGCTTGCCTTGTATGCAGAGCAGGCTGAAGGATACAAGAGAGATGCCAGACATAAGCTCATGAGTAAGCTTGTTGATATGTGGGCTGTGCAGCGTTCTACAGACTCAGGTATAACACCATCACCACTAAACCTACTAGATGATACCAGTATTGGTTTGTCTATTAGAGAAGTATTTGAAAACATGTGTCCTAATGATGGAAATCTTAATTCCAGACGAAGCTCTCATGCAACAGGAGAAATTATTCCTGGGTCTGAAGAAGATAGTACTCCTGATACAACAGAAGAAGAAGATCAAGTAACTCCTCCCGGTCTGTAGATGATATGCCTTGGCCTTTCAGTACCTCTACAAGAACCATTGTTAGTACTAGCACAGCAAGGATGCTGGAAGATGATGCTATTACTGATATACGTGTGTCTGCCCCACTGACAGCAATATTACGTGAGGAATCTGTTTCTTCTCACATAATCAATGCTATGAGTAACTCTATGGGTAATTTAACCCGTAACTCAATGAACTATGCACGCAATAGTTATACATATGGATTACCCAATTCAAGAATACTCAATGACAGAGTTGCAGAAGCTGAAACCAAAGCAGTTATAGAAGACTTGTATGGTGCACCTGTAAATATCGAATATCATTATTTCGATTTTATCAATTATGTTCATTATGGCTTTCATAGGGCCATAATTGATTTTCAGTACAACCCTTTAACTAACAGATTACCTTCATTAGATGCAGGAGCTAACCCTGAAGAGTTTGCTTACTTAATTAAAATACAAGGGTTCATTGATCCAGGTAGTTTGCCGTTTCCTGGTTCATCTGTACCTAATGAAACTATTTGGGAAGCTACGCTACCTGAAGATAGGTTTATACCTTTTGTAAACCCAAGAGATACTCTCCCTGTATTTGAATATATATTGCCGGGAGATGCTCTTTTATTTGAAAGAGTCACACTACATTATGGTTTACCTAATAATGGAAACCCTATTATCAATCAAAGAGAAATAGCAATACCTCAAGGTTTGCTTAGCTTTGGTGCAGTACAAACTAAGTTTACTTATGATTTTATGGGTACCACTTCTGAGGATTACTTTACGTATATACCTAATCAAGGTCAGTATCCAACAATCGATGCATTATTTAATTTAAGTGAACAGCAAGCATTCACACCATTTGTATTTTTTCGTAATGATGGAGTAGACCTAACTACCGAAGATTTACGTGAAGGTGAAGCATATAAAACCAGTAGAACGTTACTAGATAGAATCGGTGTTGATTATCAATCTATTTCTGATTCGATACATGAGAATCCAGATATAGATCAAGTATCTGAAGCTGTGTTTATGTTTGGTGTGCCTGTTGAGTCTACTCACCCACTAGATAGTAAATATGTCTATAACTTCTTTGATTGGGTATTGGATAACACAACCCAATTAGGAGCAAATAACGCATTTGAAGTTGCAGATCTATTATTTAATATCAGTATCACGTATACCAACATACAGAAAAATACATTTGTTGGTACCTATGATAATACTGTGGCTGTAGTTGTAGATAAACCTACCGTAGGTGATACACATACAGACATAGTTAATATAGCTGGAGAAGTAAATTTATTTACGTACTTACAGACAGGTGATAACAGCTTTGATGTTATTGCCATTAACAATGTTGAATTAGTGTATTCAGTCGGCGGAGTCAAAGACGTATTTATTGATATGACTCAAGCTGAAGGTAGATTACTTATACCTATCAACTTTGAAATCGTAAGAGATAGTTATGAACTTGCAGATGCAGATTTGTTATATAAGCGATCAATGCATTTGGTCTTCAATTCTAAAATTATCCAGAATGTAGAGTGGTATGAAAGCCCAATACTAGGAACACTCTTATTAGGTATTACTGTATTTGTTGTTGCAATTACCGGTGGTGCTGCATTTGGTGCGGTACAAGCTGCTTATAGTGGTTTAGCTGCTACCTATGGTGCATTGGCTGCAGTAACTATATTGGCTCTGCAATACGTTGCTACAGATATTGCCCTTGATTATGCATTTACTCTTATTGTTGAAGGTTTAGGTGAAGAAAATGCTTTGGCTGCTGGAGCCGTTGGTTTAGGACTGGGTGTATTTTCAGCATTGAGAAATCCTACCCAAGGTGTACAACTAATTCAACAATCAGCCAACTTAATTAATGCTGCATCTGAATCATTAGGTGATGCTGCTGCTGAACTTAGACGTGAAGCTGCTGAATTTGCAACAGACGCAGAGAATCAATTAATAGCACTTGAAGAACAACGTGAATTATTGGGATTAGATACAGGTATTAATTTAGACCTAACATCAATACTTAAATTGGTTCCAGAAATTAGGTTTGGTGAAACACCAGATGAATATTACGACAAAACAAGACAGCAAAATGTAGGTTTATACGCATATGACTACATTGAGAATTTTGTAGAGTTAACAACTAGATTACCCACTACAAGGGAAACACTAGAACACTTTAATAGGAATAATTAAATGCCTTTCTATAATACACATAACAACATACTCGGCAGTGTAGGGAGTAATGCTGCTGATCCATTAGCCAACTTTAGAAACTTAGGTTCTGCTGGGTCTGTAGGTGACAACATTGGTTTATTCAATGGTGGTCTATCTGATGGAGCTGGTGGTATAGGTGGCGGTGGTATAGCTGAATTTCTAAGGAACGCTCTTGGACAAGGTAATGGTATTGGTGGTACCAGTATCACCGGTAGAGATGTACTTGGTGGAGCTTCTGCTGCATTAAATGGTTATCTTGGTTTAAAGCAGTTTGGTTTGGCACAAGATCAATTCAATTTTCAGCGTGATGCGTTTAATCGAAATTTCGATAATCAAGTAGCCACTACTAATCGTGAATTAGAAGATAGGCAACGTGCAAGAGTCGGTGCCAATCCTAATGCTGAGTCGGTAGAGAGCTACCTAGCCCGTAACAGAGTGGGGTAATAACATGCCTATTACTTGGCGTAATATCAACGCACCTAATTTTCAGGGCGTTAACAACATACTGCAAAGTGCTGGTAGGAGTGTCCAAGCCGGTATATCTGGTTTGGATAATCTATTGGCTAATAGAGCAGCCAGGGCAGATCAGGCTGTAGCTGATAATTCACAGGCTTTCCTAGAGGGCTTGAGAACTGATTTCAGAGATCCTAATGCTTTTGCAGATGCATTGGCATCAGGTGAGATTGCACAGCGTCAAGCTGCTGCAGGAGAGCTTGATAGCTCTATTGTGAATCAGGGTGCTCTGGATAATATTCTTAGGGCTGGTCAACAGCGTGCTAATACTCAGCAAACGTTTGATGATAATCAAACTAGGTTGAATAACCGTGGCGCTAGAGAAGCATTTCAAGTTGCCTTGGCTGAGGGTAATTTTGATGCTGCTGAACAAATACGTAATGAGAATAACTTTCTGAATGCAGGTGAATTAGCTAGAGATCAAGCTACATCAGAACGGCAAGCTGCAGATCGTGAGCAAAGTCAAGCTGATGCTGCTACTAGACGTTTACGTGAAGGTGTTAGATTTAGTAGAGAAACCAGAAATGATAATCAAGCTCAAGCTGATCGTACAGAACGTAGAGCTGAAGAAGCTGATTTAGAAGCTAAACAAGATCATAGCGACAGTCTACAAAGTATCCTTTTAAGAGAAGTAAACAGAGGTTTACATCAAAATGCAGAATCGGCACTTAATACGCTTGATAGACGATTAGATAAGTCAGGATTGGATTACAGTTCTGCAGAACGTGAAGCAGCTAGAAATGAATTAGACCAAGTATTAAGAAATAGAGTTGGTGGTAGTGCCACTTCTTCATTAATAGCTGAACAAGATCAAGCTGTACTTAATGAACAGCAACGTATATTGGCTCAGCAACCTGAGTACTTGAATAATGGTTTTATTCAAGAAGAAGGTACCGATAAACGACAGATAGCTGCTGATACATTAACTAGGGTACAAAATATACCCGGTATGTCTGGTTCGGAAAGAGAGCACGCTAAAGACTTTATCAATAGTGCAGTAGATGGAACTATTACAGCTGATGGTCAAGAGATACCAGTCACTAGTTCAATACTTAATCTAATCGTAGCCAATATTAATACTGAAGGACGATGGAGAAGATTTGGTGAGGGTGATCTAAAAGATTTAGCTGATAATCTGTTTGATAGTAATCCAGGTTTAGCTAGACAACTAAAACAAGAATACAACGCTGCTCAACAGTTTAAGCGTGATAAAGCTACCTTAGAAAGTGAGTTCACAGGTAGAGCATTTAGAGATCGATTGTTAGGCAACTAAATAGAGATAATAAGAAATGCCAGAGCTTCTTAATGTACAGCAAGGTCTTGATAATCTGAGGCAGGGTACTCCTAAACTGTCTCCATTACAGCGCACACTACAGGCTACGAATAGTAAGCCAATAGAAGTAGAGCAAGGTACTAATAATGCTCAGTCAAGATTAGAGCAAAATTTTAGACAAGATCTTGAACAGCAAGCTAAACATGAAGCATTAGCTGCTGATGGTTTAAATATTCCTGGCGGTGACAGGATTAAATCATTAGCAGCATTTGGTGCTGATTTTTTGTTTGCCTCTCCATTACAGGCAACGGCTGAAGGTATCGATGCACTACAACGTGCAGCAAGACTTCCTAATCCTAATGAACAATTCTCTTCTGAAAATAAACAGAGGTTACGTGATCAAGGTATTCGTGATGAAGAAATTGAAGACAGAGAAACATCTGCAATTGAAGCATTTGATCAGCAACAAATTGATTTAACTAGAGGTAATAACTTTGCCAATAGGTTAAGGGGTAAAGCTGCTGATGTAAGAGCCAGAACTGAGCAGGTTCGGGATAGTAGAAGTGGTGACACTATACGTGCAATAGAAAACTCACAAATTACTGGTGACATATTAGCTGATGGAATTCGAGGAGTTGATTGGGGTAAAGATCCATCACTTAAAGGTTATTCCTATATTGCTCAGGACATAGCCAGTGAAGTTATTACAGAACTGGCTGCATCTAGTATCAAAGGTATTGGTGCATTACTCGGTGGTGGCCTTAGTGCTGCTGAAGGTGTATCTGAAGGTGCTAGTGCTGCAAGAGAGAATGTATTTGCACAATCTCATGAACAATTACTTGGTTCAGATGTATATACCCGTATCTACAATGATGAATTAAAAAAGAATAATAACGAAGCACAAGCCCAAGCTGCAGCAAAAGAAGACTTTGCTGGTAGAGCTGCAATAGCTGGTGGTGCAACTCTAGGCGCTATAGAAGGTGTTGATCACTTAGTAGACAGAATCATATTTAGAAAATTTGGTTCAGGTGCTGTAAGTGAAAAAGCTAAGAGTGCCATTAAAGCCAAAATATCCGGTGTTGTATCTGGAACAGTACAGAAAACTATTGGTGGTGCAATAAGTGTTGGTGCTACAGGTGCTAAGTTAACAACCACTGGTGCTATAACAGGAGCTGCTGAAGTAGTAGCCCCTAGATTAGTAGATAACGTAGTCAACGATCAGAGTAGGGATCTCACAGAAGACTCTGCTGCTGACGTTGTACTAGGTGCTGCTACTGATGTTGGTATCGCTGCCGGTGCTGTAGGTGTAGCTACTACACAAGCTACTGCTTCTGGATTAGCTAATATCAGAAATAACGTTAAAACGGCCAGAGCTGAGCGTAAAGTACAACAAGCTAAGGATGATGAGCAAGCTGAGAAGGATGTATCCAGTGCTAAAGAGGCTAATAAAGCACTGCAAAATAAAGATATTGGTTCAATAGTAGATCCAACTAATAGAGACAGTATTAGTATTCCTGCTGCTATTACTTCACTTAATAATATTGCTAATGATGAAAATGCAACACCAGAAGAACGTACTGAAGCTACACAAGGACTAGCATCAGTTGAGCAAGAAATTGATGGAGCTATTCAACGTGCACAAGTTAGTAAACAGGATTCAGTTGTAGAAGCTGAAGCTGATGTAACAGATGCACAAGAATTAATTACACAGTTCCAACAAGAACTTGATGACAATCCTGAAGATCCTGATGCACAGGAATCATTTCAGGATGCCCAAGATTTATTAGAAATTGCTCAAAGTGACTTACAGACTGCTCAACAAGAAGCTGAGAACAGTGAGCCAGATGAGGTTGATACCGAGCGCTTACAAGAACTCCAAAAAGCTAAAGCAACAGTTCAGGGATTCAGACAAGAACTGGATCGAGTCAATTCAATTGATAGCACCAATAATGCTAAAGCTGTCATAAAGTCTGACACAGCTACTCCAGAATCAAAAGTAGAAGCTGCAGAAAGCCTGATTACCAGAGCTGCTGTAGATCCTACTACGCTCTCTGACAGTGAGCTAGAGGGCTTGGATAGCATTCCAGGTGTAACGTTACCACCTAGAGCAAAAGAGGCTGTACGTAAGCTCAGTGCTGCCAGACAAGCTGAGAATGCTGCCAAAAATCTGAACGATGTAACTAATGATATTTTTGGTTCCAGTTTTAACCAACGTCCGAACCAAAGCAATGTTCAGTTTAAGTCACTAGATGACCATCGTAATGATTTGAGAGCTGCCCTGGAAACAGGTGATCAGGGAACCGTACAGAGCACTCTGGGAGAGCTTAGTGCATTTGCTGGTAGTCACACTCAGAAAGCTGCACAGGCTGCTGAAGCGTTCAGGAAGGCTTCTACACCTAATGCCAATGGAAAGCTACCACCACAACAAGTAATCATACCTACCAGAGACAGTAACGGTAATCTGAATTTTAATCACCGTATTAATCGTAGAAACGATGACAATTTCATTGATCAGAAGCAAGCCAGAGAAATAGGGGCTATCACTGTTAGTAGTGGTAGTACTAATCTGGTGTCTGCAATACAGGCAGAAGCTACTGCTATTAATGAAACCTATGATGCATTGAAGTCACTGGTAGACTCAGGTGTAGTAACTCCTACAACTACTACCCCAACTACTCCTGATACTGCATCAGTAAGTAGATCCAGACAACGTATTAATGAACTACAGCAGTCATTAGATTTGGATGAACCAAATACTAGTGAAGTAAGCGATCCGGTATCTGGCTTGCCAGATGACGGTGAAGCGTCTTCACGTAGTACTGATCCATTCAGTAAGTTATCTGAAATCATGGATGAAGAGTCTATTAACCTAAAGAAGCTAATAGAGTGGGCTAAACCTGTAGCTGATGAAAATATAGCTGTACTACTTGGAAGACTGGAAAATCATTCCCGAATACAAGATATTACTGAAGTATTCGTACAAGACAGGGAAGTTGATTTCAATGGTCAAAAGGTTAAGTCCAAAGGCACCTATTACCATGAAAATCACAGGATAGGATTTAACTTCAGTGAGATAGAACCAACAGAATCAGAACTACCTCTAGTTGCCGAAATCATTACCCATGAACTAGTACATGCTGCTACACATGATCTAATTGAATCAGATAATGAGTTTGCTACTAAGATAGATGCAGTAGCTAATAATATTGATGATTACATACAGAAAAATAGTGACAAGCTAGATTTAGATGATGAATCTAAAGCTGCGCTGGATTATGCATTAAGCCGTAAGAAAGGATCTGAACGTAGACATGAAATACTCACTGTAGGATTAACACACCCAAGTATCAGTAAGCTATTTAATGAAATTCCTATGGGTATCAGAAGTACCCAAAATGAATTTGTTAACTCATTGATTGATGCATTCAAAAAGGCATTCAATCTTAATGCAGTACAAGAGTCTGCATTAGGTACGTTGATAGCTGCCGGTAATCAAGCATTCAATCGATCGGATGAGAATTTCATTAAGCCTGATGTGGTTAGACCTGAACCAGAAACTAGTCAAGAAACAGGTACACGGTTTACTGGTGTTGATTTAGATACTGATGCTATCAACGATGCTATAGCTGACTCATTTGAGGATCTTGGTGAAGATGTATACGGACATAACCAAGATCTGGAATCTATTGCTGCTTACACTGAACAGCTTGCAGAACAAGAAGATAACCTGTCTCAAGCTGAGAAGCAGGAAAAAGAAGCAAGAGAACAGGCTGAACAAGAAGAGTACGCAACTCTATTACCTGAGATCGATGCATTAGATACTTCAATATCTGATCAAGTAATAGACTTTGTAAAACGAGGTCTATCACCTGTAATAGGTGGAATGAACTTTGAAAACCTTGCTAAGAATAATAAGCTGAACGCTTACTTCAGTATTAAACCTACTGCACAGTTATCTAATACCAATAACTATGTAGAAGGTGTATTACGTAGAGGTATCTATGATCTTGATGCATTAGAAAATCATATCGGTGGTGGTAAGCGTAGGATTGCTAAAGCTAAATTATCAGGTGATCCTAAGCGACTAATGAAAGCATTTTATTTCTATCATAAGAAATGGGATGACATAACCAATGATACTCATGAATTCTCAAAACCAGGTAGAGAGCAATACCGGTTTGAGAAACCACTACAGTACTTTGAAATTGATGGTGAGAATGGTAAAGAGATTGATCCAATAGCCAGAAGTGCGGCTATATTTGCTGCGTTTGATTTCATTACTCAGACAGGTAATAACCTCAATACTAATACCGAAAGAGAGATCAAAGCTATTGCTGGACTAGAAGAACATGAAACAGTACCACCAGTACTATCTGAGAGACTAAGTTCTATCGGTAAGAAAGATACTTCTTTACAACAGCAATTGGGTAAAGCAGCTTATAAAGCTATGGGCCTGAAGCTCAATGATGATGCACCGGGTAATGAAGATCAACAAATTATCGGAGCACTCGGTACAGCGGCTGTTAATTTATTGGTTCGAGATGGATTAATTAAACCAACTGAATACTCAATACAAGATATTACTCCTGAGAATAACCAAGGTGATATTGAGAATACTAATGCTACAGCCGTATTCCTAACCAGTAACACTGAACAAAAAGAAAAAGTACTAAATGATTTGCATGATCTGAGTAAAGGTACTTCAGGATTTTTGTCTGATCTGTTTGGTGTGCCTCCAATGAAAAGGGAGGCATCACTTAAGCCTAAGAAGAGTAGACAACAGACTTTAAAAAATAGTCCTATGGAAGTGACTTCACTACAGAAGGATTTGACAGATGGAACCAATAGTCATGCCTATGTAATGAACTCTGAATTGATCAATGGTTCAACTGGCATATTAGATCGTTTCAAAACTGAAGATGATGATGGTAATGAAGTTATTGATAGAGAATATATTGCTGTACTAGGTGGATTAGATCAACGTAATGAAAAGGATGTTCATGTATCTAACCGTACTAGTTTCAGGAGTAAGAACAACTCTCTTATGCGAGAAGTTGATTCAATGCTGGATGATCATATAGCTGGTACTCTCAACAATGATTATGACAAAGAGTTCTATTTAGATAGTAATATCAAGAAGAACCAACGTGTTCATGTAGATACCAATACGTTTAATCCATTGAACAGCAAGCTACAACGTTCATTGGCTTACATGAAAGACTGGAAGTACACAGTTGATCCTGAAGGTGATGACACTCGAATACTGGATGGTTTTAAGATATCAGTAATGGAAGCACTGGATATCAAAGGGGATGAAGGTACCCTTGATACTATTCTTGCCAAGTGGGATGGCTTACTTGCAAATGAAGACTACAGACCTGCTGTAGATGCTCTGAAAGCTGCACTGAATGATCCTGACTACGTACCTACCGATGCTGATAGAACTGCTATCACAAAGGCAGTAGCTGAAGGTGGTGAGGACATGCATAGCTTTAATGGTTTACATGAGCTAGCTAAATATGAAATAGCACAGGAAAATGGCACTACATTTGAGACAGCATTGATCCGAGAGGTTGATGGTAAGACTAATGGGCCAATGCTTGCCTGGATTCAATTAGCGCTTACTAATAACAGAGCTGCCAATGAAGAGATAGTAGAAATGGGTGGTTTTTTCTCCGATACCAGTAAGCATAATAACTATGGTGAGTTTGCTCAAGAAACAAAGATGGATCTATATAAGTACATCTCTGCTATTGCGGTACAGCACAGAGGTAAAGCAGAAGATCATCACTTAGTTAATACCATAGTAGGTGAACTAGTTACTCAGGATAAAGATGGCAATGACATA